AGTTTAGTTTACAAGCATTTATTGCAGGTCGATATGTATCAGGTCCTATGAAAGGAATGTTATAATGAATAGAAATTCTCCTTGGGCTAAGACTGAATTAGTTGATGACTTGTATTTAGATATTTTATCTATACGTTCTGTGCCAGCAGAAGATGATGATGTTTTGTATACTATTCCAAATCATTCTATTCATCGTCCTGATTTGCTAGCTTATGATTTATACGGGGATAAAAATTTATGGTGGGTATTTGCACAAAGAAACATGGATATTATACAAGATCCTGTATACGACATCGAACCTGGTGTGCAAATTAGGTTACCTAAAGGTTCTAATCTAAAAAAATTTTTAGGATAAATTATGCCAAAAGGTACAACCCAAGTGAAAGTTTCAAACAATGCAGATCCAGGATCGGATAACCCAGACTCTAATGACAACAGGGCGAAAAATGATTTGAATTCTGCGGAACTATCGGCAGAAGATATTGAATTTCCATTTGCAAATGAATTAGATGATTATGTAAGTTACAATTACGTTTTTACATTTAGTTGTTTAACAAAGAACGAGTGTGCTGCTCCTGATGACACGTATCGTAAAACAGATCCTAAGATAGTAATTTTACGTTCTGGAGGTGGTGTAGATGGAGTTGATACTGAACCTGAACAATCCTTAGGCTCAGTAGAATATTTTATTGATAATGTAGAAGTTCAAAGTTTAATTACTCCGAATAAAAAAACAAAACAAACAAATGCCACAAGTATAACATTTGATATAATTGAGCCATATAGTATGGGTATTTTTTTACAAGAACTTAAAGTAGCAGCATTAACAGCTGGGTATACGAATTACATTGAATCACCTTTTCTTTTAACAGTAGAATTTAAAGGATGGGATGATGATGGAAATTATTTAGAAAAAAAACATTTGCGTAGAATGTGGCCTATGAAATTGATTTCAGTAAATTTTGCAGTTAACGAAGGAGGAAGCACATATAATGTTGAAGCCATACCCTGGGGAGAACAAGCAACACTGGATCAAGTGCAAAGTTTAAAAACTGATATAAAAGTCGTAGGCAGTACAGTAAAAGAGTTGTTGCAGACAGGTCTGTATAGTTTATCTACTATACTTAATTCTAGAGAACAAGAAAAAAGGCGTACAAAACAAGTTAAAACACCTGATGAATATGTAATTTTGTTTCCTAAAAATCCTAAAGATAAAATTTTCACTAAAAACGATTTATCTAATAATTCTGGTACAGATCGTGCCCTTAGTTTGCGAAGCGATTTAGCTGTTACGAAATTAGATTTATATAAACAATCTATAAGCAGTTCTAATAATAAACCTGCTTGGTATGATGCAGAATTAGATGATATTGAAAAAACAGTTTTAGGAGTTATGGTTAGAAGAAGTTATTTAGGCGAAATTGCAAGGAATTTCAGTGATAATAAAGGAAATAATAACGTTATAGGAAGATCAAAGCTTGTAGACAATTTGCTAGACGGAACCAAAAAACCATTTGGTAGACCGAGATTGATAGAATTAGATGATAAAGATGGCATATTTGAAAGAGGGCAATTACAAATAAGTGATAACCTAACAACATTAACATTTAAAGCTGGTACTACGATACAAGATGTTATTGAAGAAATAATTTTACTAAGCGAATACGGTACTAGAATAGGGAGTTCAACTCCAGATGCTAATGGTATGATCCCATGGTTTAGGATAGACACTGAAGTTTATGATTTAGATGATCCTGAAGTTGAAACGCAAACAGGAAGACCGCCTAGGATTTATGTTTTTCGTGTAGTTCCTTTTTCGACTCATTTAAGTAGATATGCATCAGTCACGCAAACGAGTGCTACGAATGCCTTAAGAAAGCAGTGTGTAAAAGAGTATAATTACATTTATACTGGTAAAAATGATGCAATAATTGATTTTGATATAACATATAATAGAGCATTTCATCAAGCAAGTACGCCTTTTGGAGGTAGTAATAAAGGAACTGTTATAGATGCTAATGCTAGTAGGAGAGCAGGATCTGAAAATATTCCTAAAGCATTGCCTTCCGCAGGTGAAAAAACAAATTCAAAGTCAGGATATACGTCTAATGAAGAAAGCTTCAAACCTGGAACCGGATCTGAAGGTGGAGGACAGTATGATAAAATTGCAAATGTTGTTGCAAGGGATTTCAACGATGCAATTTTAAACAGCACAACAGATTTAATAAACACAAGTCTTGTGATTTGGGGAGATCCGTATTACATAATTGATAGTGGTTTTGGAAATTATTTTGCTATACCGCATAAAAAGTATATAAATTTGAATAAAGATGGAACTATGAATTATCAAGACAGTGAAGTTCATGTAATCATAAATTTTAGAACCCCGTTTGATCACCCTTATACAAAAAATGGGGATAGTTGGGATACTGAGGGATTTATGGATTTTTATGCAGACGGTTCGTATAGCCCGTCTGCATTTAGTGGAATTTATCAAGTTACTGCAGTTACAAATAGTTTTTCCGAAGGAAAATTTACACAAAAGTTAGATATGATAAGAATTAGGAATCAAGAAGGTACTGATACAAATAACAAAGCAGATTTAACTAAAGGTGTTGCTAGGACAGTAATATCGAATGAAGATTTAAATCGTGCTGCAGGTAATGCAGGTGGAGGAGTATAATGGCATCTACTACTCCGCGAGGACAATTTTCAAGAGGTTCAAGGCCTGTATGGATGAAGGGAGTAGGACCTTATCTAGGACGGGTAGCAAATCATTTAGATACAGAATATATGGGGAGTATTGAAGTTGAAATTTTAAAAACTACTGAAGCAGGTAGTCCTACTGAATCTAGTGGTTATTATATTCCATGTACATATGTAAGTCCTTTCCTTGGACAAACTCCGAGGAAAGGTGTACAAAATACAGACAAATTTGATTATACCCAAAAAAGTTATGGATTTTGGGCTGTTCCTCCTGACATAGATACAAAAGTTTTAGTATTAATGGCTGAAAATAATTTTGGTTATGGGTTTTGGATAGGATGTGTTCAAGATAAATTTATGAATTTTATGATGCCTGGTAATGCATCAACATCCTACAGCAGTCAACCGGGTGGAGGAAAAGGTGGTGGAGGAGGAAAGTATGCAAATAAGATTGTACCAGTAGGTGAATATAACAAAGAGATATCAAAAGGCACAGGCAATGACCCTACACAATATTATAAACCAGTTGATACACGGCATGCAGATATTTTAGAAAAACAAGGTTTAACTAAATGGTCAGAAAGTATAGTTGATCAAACTAGAGGTACAACTACGTCTAGTGCAAGAAGAGAAGTGCCTAGTATGGTTGTTGGGTTAAGTAGTCCAGGACATCCTGATAGGAAAGGTCCAAATGTGCAGTATGGAGAAAAGTTTGGACAAACAAATGTACCGTTTAGTAGATTAGGTGGCACAAGTTTTGTAATGGATGACGGAGATGAAAAAATTCTTCGTAAAAAACCTGCAAACACCGATCCTCCAGAATATGCTTATGTAGAAAAAAAACAATTTGATGGAGATGTAACATTACCTCATAATGAATTAACAAGATGGCGCACTCGCACAGGACATCAGATTGTAATGCACAATACTGAAGATTTAATTTATATTATTAATGCTCAAGGTAATGCTTGGATAGAATTAACAAGTAATGGAAAAATTGATATTTACTCAGACGATAGTGTTAGCATACATTCTGAAACTGATTTTAATTTGAAAGCAAATAGAGATATTAACTTAGAAGCCTCAGGTAATGTCAATATTAAAGCCAGAGAACAAATGCGTTTAGAATCTGGTAACGCAACTCATTGGAAAATTGGTACAGCAGAAGTTAAGAAAGATCCTGCATTACGTCCAGAATTAGGTATTAAAAACGATGACGGTACATGGAAATGGAATAGTTTTGAAGATTTGCCAACAGTAGCTCAACCAGGTGATAATTTGTATATAGATGTAAGCAGAGACGTGTATTGGAAGGTAGGAACCCATCCTAAACTAGGAGATTTTAAATTAGAAGTATCTCAAGACGGACATGCAACATTTGATAGAGATTTCTTTTTATTAGCAAAAAAGAACATCCATCAGCATTCAAATAAAGCTACATTCCATGAAGCAGATACAACTTTTGATCAAAAATCAGGCAAAGAATTTTATCAATTATCTGGAGCTAACATGCACATAAGGAGTGATAAAGATTTGCGCTGTTATGCAGATGTAAATGCTATAGTAAAAAGTAAAACAAATTTTATCACGGCAATGAATGCAAATCACATGAAAGCAGCAAATATGAATTTTGTAACTGCAGGATCTAGTAATGAATATAATGCTCCTGTTAATAATATGAGTCAAATTCAATATTTCGGCAGTGGTTCTGCAAAAGGTTCTAATGGTACCACTGCTGAAAAAGCCACAGATGCAATAGATGCATTGTTGCCAGAGTGTGCTCATCATGCATTCATACCTATTAGGATTCCAACTCATGAACCATATCTTAGTCATGAAAATTTAAAGCCAGAAACTTTTTATCCTGACAAAACAGATAGTACAATATCAATTAATGACTCGTGTGATTTTGCAATAAATTATGAGCAAGAAGAAATTAAAACGCCTTTAATATTTAAGGGTGGTGCGCAAGAGGACACATTTAGGAAAGGTAAGTGATGTTTAAAAATAGGTCTATATATAAAGAAATTAATATAAAAAGTAAAAATAATTCAAAAAAATTTACTCCTGGATCAAAAGTTTACAGAGGCATAAGCACAGTAAATCCGCAAAATAAAACTACAGTGCTATATGATATAGCATTGATAAAGCAAGATATTTTTAATCATTTTCATATAAGACAAGGTGAATGTTTAAGTGATTTGCAATTTGGAACGATAGTATGGGATGTTTTGTTTGAACCGCTAACTCCGACGTTACGTAACTTAATCATTGAAAATGTTAATGATATAATTAATAATGATCCCCGCGTATCAGTTAGTTCAGTTGTTATAGATGAGTATGAGTCTGGAATACAGATTGAATGTAATTTAATTTACCTTCCTTACAATATTCAAGAAAGTATGCAACTAAATTTTGATAGAAATGCAGGGTTTTTTACGAATTAAATAGGTACTTTAAGTTGAAATAAATATTAGTTATAGATATAAGGAATAGTTTATGGCATCTACTGATAGACAAAATAGATTGTTAGTAGCCGAAGATTGGAAAAGAATTTATCAAACTTATCAGACAGCAGATTTTCAAAGTTATGATTTTGAAAGTCTAAAGAGAGTTATGATAAGTTATATAAGAGAAAATTACCCTGAAGACTTTAATGACTATATTCAGAGTTCAGAGTATATTGCTTTGATTGATTTAATTGCATATCTGGGTCAAAATTTGTCATTTAGAGTTGATTTAAATGCAAGAGAAAATTTTCCTGAATTGGCTGAAAGGCGAGAAAGTATCTTACGATTAGCTAGGTTATTAAGCTATAATCCTAAAAGGAACGTAGGAGCTAGCGGATTATTAAAAATAACAAGTGTTAGGACAACAGAAAATGCTACAGATTCAAACAACTTATCATTAACTAACCAAAATATTGTATGGAATGATCCTAGTAATCCTAATTGGTACGAGCAATTTATTAAAGTTTGTAACCTAGCATTTGACAATATAAATTTGTTCGGATCACCATTAAAGAAAGAAAATATAACAAACATAGATACATCTGTATATAGGGTTAATACGGCTGCGTTAGGAGATTTACCTTTATTTACAATAACAAAAACATTAGACGGTTCAAGCTATGATTTTGAAATTGTGCCAGCAGATATCAATGGGACTATAGTCGAAGATGCACCAGCTCCAAATAGTAAATTTAAAATATTATACAGAGAAGATGGTGTTGGACCTAATAGTCCTAATACAGGTTTTTTTTGTTTGTTTAAACAAGGTACATTAGATTATGGCGATTTTGAAGTTACAAATCCTAGCCAAAATCAATTAGTAACTGTAGATGCAATTAATGTTAATAACGATGATGTTTGGTTATACAGTCTTGAAAATAGCACAGATATAGATACTCTTTGGACTAAGGTAGATTCAATAGAAGGTAATAATGTAATTTATAATGATGTTGCAAAAAAAATTCGCACTGTTTACGGGGTTTTAACAAGGGTTAATGATAGGATTAGTTTAATTTTTTCTGACGGAATTTTTGGAGATTTACCGAAAGGAAACTTTAGAATTTATTATAGGACAAGTCGAAATCAAAATTTAGTAATCACTCCGAGAGATATGCTAGGAATTGGTTTAGATATAGAATATGTAAGTTCAAGTAATAAATTAGAAACTTTATCTTTAGTATTAGAATTACAGTATACCATTAATAATAGTTCAGTAAGTGAAGGTAATGAGTCTATTAGGAAATTAGCTCCTATGAATTATTACACTCAAAATAGATTAATTACTGCAGAAGATTATCAAATAGGGCCTTTAGTGTCTAGTAATCAAATTGTTAAAGCAAAAAGTGTTAATAGACTTTCTAGTGGTATATCTAGATATTTTGATTTGACAGATGCAACAGGTGCTTATAGCAAAACAAATGTCTATGGCACAGATGGTATATTATATCAAGAATCTTTTGTAGATAAACTTACATTTAATTATAATAATGTGACAGAAGTTGAAAATGTTTTGTATAATGTAATTGATCCACTACTTAAAACGCAAAAAATAAAAAATTATTATTATTCTAATGTTACAAGAATACCGTATACTGATCAGGGCATAAGTTGGGTTTCAGTAACAAACGATATAAATTTAAACACTGGGTATTTAAAGAACGAAGCAAATGTAAAACAAGTGATAGGCCAAAGTACTACTTCAATTTTGCAGTATATAAAAATCAATACGCATATTAAATTTTATGCGCCTGCTGGATATTATTTTAACGCAGATAGAGAATTAGTACCTGGAGATGCAAATGTGCCGAAT